ATTTAACCTAAATTCCAAGTGCGTCATGTAAAACCTGTCTTCCCAGCCAAGATACCAATGCCAGTCGGTGTAGTAAAGCCACGACTTTTCGTTAAACGCTCTCAGGTGAGTCGGGTCTTGCCACGCACCATAAGACAAGTCATAAGGCACATGGATGCGCATCTCGCCACCAACTTTCAGCAATTCCTTGCAGCTCGTCATTGCACCCACCAGATCAGGTAAATGCTCAAGCACATCGTTCGCCAAGATCATGTCAAACATCTCTGGCTGCACATCAAAGTCGCCAAGTCTTGTGGAGATCGCGTCGCCCCACGGGACATTGCAGATGTCGAGTAACCAGTCGTGCTTGACGCGCAGTTGAATGTCTGCGTTGATGCAGTCTTCCCGAAAGTCCTTGCCAGAGCCTAAGTTAAGTACCAAAGAAGTGTTCGACATACTGTGGGCGGTTCTCTTTTATCCAAGGTAAAGCCTCGGCAACAAGTTGTTGTGCGTTCTCGCCAATCGTTTGGCTGCCAACATGATGCACATAGGCGCTAGAGACAAAATGCCGATAGCCCTGAGTGGTGAGGTCTGCGCAGCTCACATCGTCTGAATACCAGTTCAAAGGTCCAAACCTGCCGTGATGCCATGCGTCTCTGCTTATGTACGCGAAGATTGGTGACACATTGTCTGTTGGACGAATGAATTGCTCGGACTTAAAGCGATTCATGTACAGAGGGTCACCGTCTGGGTTATATCTGATATTCTGAGACGGTCTCACGCAGTCGCTTCGAGCGCCAACCCATCCGACATTGGGTTCTAACTCCTTGATGACCTGCACATCTTCCAATAGGCGCTGGTAGCTGTTCGGTGTCAGCACCACATCGTCATTGCAGACGATGCAAGCCTGTGCGTACTTCAGAGCGTCGTCGATTACTTCGTTGTAATCGTCGCCAAAGTTACGGGGTTCGCCAAAGATAAGCCTTGCGTTCTTGTAGCCAGAGACGACTCTCTCTGTGCCACGCAAGTAAACAAACGCCTCTGGTGCGTATTGCTTGATCGATTCCAAGAGGACTGGCAAACCCTTGCCGTGTACCGTCGAGATGCAGATTGGGATCACTTCTTAGCCTTATTCCTTGCGGAGATCGCCTTTGCCTTCGCCTTGGCATCTGCCTTGCTGGACGCGCCCCATGCGTTGAGACTCAAGAGAAGACGGGTCTTTTCACCGTCCTTGTACTCTGGTCCAGCCATGTTTCCCATACGAGCCAAAAAGCTGGCGCGTCTGGGGTTATCGCCTGACTTGACAGGGGGCTTCAAGTTCATGCCTTCAGCCTTAGCCGAGGCACGACCTTTAGCATTCAAGCCACCAGTTGGTGACTTGCCCTCTTTCCTCTGCCAAGCTGCGCTCACTTCTTAGCCTTCGGCTTCTTGGCGGTCTTGGCAGCAGCCTTGAAGTCGGCAGCACTTGGAGCAGCCTTAGAGCCGACCTTGTTCATCTTCTCGCCTGAGCCAGCAGCGATGCGTGCTCTCTTTGCTTGAATATTGGAATAAAGACCTGCTTTCATTTCTCGCCCTCCTCGTAGTCTTCGCCCTCTTCCATGTCCTCGTCCTTGGCTTCGCCAGTATTTGGACCGCCAACGACCCAAGCACGACACGACCTTTGTGCCGAGCATTTAAAATCAAAAATCTCGCAGTATCCGAGGTCTGCTAACTTCACAACGCCCCACGGGTCAGCTTCATTTCCGATGCCGTCAGCAATACATTGCTTGATGTCTTCTGAGACATTGAAGGCTGCGCAGTTTCCGCAAAGACTTTTCTTAGCGTCTTCGGCAGAGACATCCCACTCGTCAGCCATGCGCTTCCAGTAAGCCTCGTTAGGCAGATTCGGGTTCTCTGGACCGTACTTCGCAGCCGTGATCGCCTTGGCGCGGTTCTTTAGATTAAGGGTGATGTCTTGCGTGGGGAGTGGACACTCGCTGGTGTCGCTCTCGGACATCATCTGATCCATTGCGCCTTGTAAACGCTTGGGGTATGAGGTAGCCATGATTACTTCTTACCTTTCTGTTTTACGCCAGCAGAGGACAGGGCAATAGCCAAGCCCTGAGCCTTGCTCTTGACGACTGGACCACCTTTACCTGAGTGCAGTTTCCCCGCCTTGAACTCGTTAAAAACTTTAGAAATTTTCTTCTCTGTCTTTGTCTTTTTCATCATGTCAATGACTCCTTGATTGGGATACCCGAATTATGCAACCCGCGAGAGGTTTCTTTTCAACGGTTGAGACCACTTCTGGCTTGCGTTAGCCCCAAACATTCCTACGGCAGCATCGCTTGCGAAGGTCAGGACGAAGCTATCGGCACAATTTGCAACAAGCACGCCATTTGCGTAGTACACATTATCAAAATCAAGGGTTAAGTTGTAAACCTCTGTCTCGCTCACCTCGTAGCTTGTTGGAGCAGTCTCTAGAGCAGCATTCTTGACTCCGATATTTGTTAAAAGTGAATTTAGACGAGCAGTAAATGCAAACTCCCTCGGCTGTATGTTTTTTGTAGTAATACTTCTGAGTGCAAGGTTTTGAGCAAAATTTTGCTTTTGTTGGGTAAAAGCTAGTAAACAGTCCACCACATACTTCGCAAACACACGGGCTTGGTTTTCTTTTGTCCCATGCTTGTTTTCCGTTTTTACTGTGCCATGCAAGACCTTCTGGTGATGCGTGCCACAACTTTGCTGCCTCTCTTGCAAGTGCAAGCCCATCTGTGAATGATTTTGCTTGCTTCTCATCTTTCCATCGCTCGACCATGTGCTCACGACGATGTTTTGTTTCATGCACGCATTCCAAATTGGAAATTGAATTGTTCCTCCAGTCGCCATCTGTGTGGTGAATATGATGTTCTTTCGGTATCTCTCCAAACTCATCAATCCAGATACGCCTGTGTAAAAGTCTTTCGCTTGAATCCTTCCTGCCAGACTGGAAATATCTACCTGTCTTTTGAAGCCAAAACTTCTCTCCCTTGTACACAACAAATTCAACATCTTCCATTTCAAGTCCCCAATAATTGAAACAGACTCTATTGTATTGTCTAATGACAATGAATCAAGGCTTATCCATCCTTTATCCCATGTAAATATTTTGTGAGACCCTTTTCCCACAAGCGATCTGCCATTTGAAAATTTAACGCTAGTAAGTTTTGTCGTTGTGCTTTTCCAGTTTTTTATAACTTTTCTATTTCCAACAGGAGTCGTTACAACATCTCCAACTTGAATTGACTCAATCGGCACTTCTCCACTTGGAGTCATAACCATAGTGCCAGCAACAAAACAGTCGGGGGACTTCAAGCCACGCTTTCTAATATCGTCCTTACCCTCAACCTGCACCTTTCCGCTTGAAGTGAAAAAATATCTAACGGTTGCAAGCTCCGCAACTAATGCCTCGTCATTGGGGATGCGGCAGTCACGCGCCTCAAACCACGCCTTTGCCTTGTACCAAAGCTCTGCCCGAAGATTCCTGTAAGTCGTACCCATCGCGGGGGACTCGGAGACATTGATTCCCCTAGCGGGAAGACCGAGTTCTCTGAGACGGTCTACGACACCAGCACCAAGACCAATCGAGTCCACCATGATCTCGTGTGGACGCTGACTCGGTGCTAAGGCTTCCCACTCTGCGACTACTGCGCCTGTGAGTTGCATCAAGTCCAGATTCTTCCAAGTCTTTGTGGGTTCTATGAGGGCGTTGCCTTGTCTTTTGCTTAGAGCACTTCTATCCCCACCAAAGCGTGCGACATCCAGTCCCCAGATCAGCTTTGCGTGCTGAGATGTCTCGACATCCCTGTGCTTTGCCAACTCCAAGAGTTCCATCGGGATGATCGTGTCGTCGTCTGACCTTGGAAACTCGCCCAGTACCCTGATCCTGTAAGCATTCGACTCTTCCCCGTACCTAGCCTTCATCTCCTCAACATAGGCATCGGAGACCCTTGGCGAGTCAACGCAAGAGACTTTCATCGTCACCCAGTCGTTTGCGAGTCGGTTCTGGGTGTCGTAGAAAAACCCGCTAGAGCGTACAGGGTTGCCCAGCAGTAGGGTCACGGCATTGTGTCCAGACATTGACCCCGCAGCAGCCTCAAAGACAGCCTCTGGGATGCCAGACGCCTCGTCAGCCACCAGCATCACATTCTCGCTGTGGACACCTTGCAGGGCTTCGGGTTGCTCTGCCCTGCTGGTTCTGGCTGACACGAAAGCCTCTGTCGCTGCCTCCTTGACCTCGATCCTGTCTTGCTTGACCTCCAACATATCCCTCAAGGTCTCAGGCAGTTCCTTCACCCAGCGCTTTAGTTCCGCAAAGAGTGCGTCGTAGAGTTGGCTGGATGTGGGGGCGGTGACGACGACCTTGACGGGATACCGCAAGAGCAAATACCAGATGATCGCCCAGCTCGCTGCTGTGGACTTGCCTACGCCATGACCAGACCTTACCGATATTCTGCGGTTGCCCTTTGCGATGTGCATTAGGAATGTCTCTTGCCAAGTGTCTGGGTTGGCTTTTAAGACTTCCTTGACGAAGAGCACGGGGTTGTTCTTGTAGCGGATGGTGAACGCAACAAAGGGATTCTTGGAGAGTTCGTCTTCCCTCTTGTCTTGGATGCGGTCTATTTTTGCCACCACATCGGGGTGTAGTTTCTTTTTATCCGTTGGAATTGATTTTGTCGTCATGGGGGAATTGTGCCTTGATTTTTTTTATTTTTTTGTGGGGGGCGTGGTGCTGTGGGGAGGGGTAGTGGGGGGGGTGTTAAGTCGATAACTGTCGGGGTGCAGTTTCAGCCCGCCCCGTCGCGCAGATCGAAGGGGGGGGTAAACCCGAATCTGTCAGACAAAATCTGTTAGTGAGTGACCACTCTCCTCGCACAGCGCATGAAACCTAGACATTCGCATATCGTCGTATTTGTCTGCTTTACACTATGTTCATTATGTAAAGTTATTTTGCTGTTATCCACAGGTTTGTAAGCATAAATGTGGATAACTCTGCCAGTTTTCACGCAACTGTGGATAACTAGGACAACTTCTCGCTGTTTTCTGTGGATATGTCCTCGACCACCTCAATGCGTCGCAATGCGTCCAGCCTCATGCCAGACAGGTTCACTTGCACGCTAGGCATCTTGTTCTGCGCGTATGAGGCTGGATTCCAGCGCTCTGCCACCCATTGCCTCGTCTGGACGCGCAGACGCGCCTTGTTGACCTCCTCGATGTCCGTTTCATCGGCAATTTCGATCATTTGCCCTACGATATGATCCGCTGCTCGCGCACGCACGCGAGAAAGGAAGCCTTCTTGCGCTGGTGAGTCCATCCATTCGGTCAGCGCTTTCTTGCTGACACCGAGCGCCACACATATCCTCGTCTCGCTCATTCCCGCCTCAAACATATTGGTGATCTGTTCAATCGGCAGCGTGTTCAGCAACGCAATGTCGTGAACCTTCTTTTTATTCCCAGCCATTTAAAAGCCCTCCAAGCGATTAAAGCCACTTACCCACCACAAAGTATCAACTCGCATTTAAATCTCCTCCAAAGCCCGATTAGCCCTATTTTTGCCTATCTTGCTGGTGTCGAACACCTTTGGCAACGACGAAGCCTCCAACTCGTCCGACTTCATATCGTCCAACCCCGTAGCACCACCAAGTGGAAACTCCTTCGCATCCTTATCCAGTCTGACCATTGCAGCACAAGGCATCAGCGCCTTGATTTTCATGGTCTCCTTGATGACTGGCGACTCCATGATCAACTCCAGCTCTTCCATCGTCCAGATATGACGATTAGCAACTTCGGGTCTGAACTGCTGATACAGCGTCGCGTCGTGATGATTCCCAACAACCACCATCACCGACCCGTCTTTCATCTCATGCTCAACGGCAACGATCTCTGGCATCTCAGGCACACCGTTCTCGACCGCCCACGCTTCAAGAGCTGCATAAGCCTTGACCATCCCACCGACAGCTCGATCCAACTTCACCTCATCTCTGGACACCGAAGCCTCGAACACTCTCTCAGCCTGTCGCCACACCTTGATCCGAAACTCTGAGTCCACCAACTCGATCAACCTGTTGATGCCCCACCTTTTTTCGTGCTCTCTCTTCACCACAGACAGCTCAACTAACCTCGAATTCATAAATACCTCAAAAGTATTCATCGGGAAATCTGGTTGCTTTACCCCTCTAACCACACTACCAATTCGTTTCTTAACCACGGACAACTCCTTTTTTTAAAAACTACCAAATCGGACGCATTGCCAAGGTGGACAGGTGGTGTGTATTACATACACACACACCCCATCTGTCCACCTTTTCGGCATGGACAAATGGATTTTTAATTGTCCACCCATTTGTCCTCGATATGTCCATTTGTCCCTACTTACTTTTTGATCTGCACAACCACCGAATTAGATGATTTTGCGCCATCATCATCCGCATATACAGCCCAGCACAAGTCATCATAAATAATTACTTTTTGTAAATCAGCAAGATCAGCCTTGACGCGATACCAAGCCTTTTTTAGCGTATCTGGCATGACATCGCTGCCCATGCGCTTCTTGAATTCGTCTCTCCATTGGTCAATCTTTATGCACTTATTGCGCATCCCATCGACCACCTGCATCTCGCCATACTTCTTAATTGCGTCGTGCAGACATGACAACGCAAGCCGTTGATTCATTCCAGCGCCTGTCCTGTTTGGTGGTGTTGCTTGGTTAGGACGATCTGTATCCATCTCCTCGTCAGCTTCCACTGCAAGGCTTGAAGTGCCTTCAAAGTCAACGATTCCACTTGATCCAGTCGTGACCTCAACCATCTTGAACCCGATCCTCTGCCCGTCTTCCCCGTCCTTTTGCTTGCTGATGTGGAGTATTCCTTTTGGCGGTTGAGCGCCTTCGATCCTGATAATCTCCAGCTCGGTGTCTACTGCTCCGAGTAGTGAGCTGTGTCCCCTGAGTCCTTTGGTAGCGTCCTTACCAGCGTGATGCACCACCAGCAAGGAGCACTCATACTTGCCTTGTATAGCGCCAGCAGCCGTAATGAATGCACCCATGTCCTCACTTGCGTTCTCGTTACCCCCGCCAAACGCTCTAGCCAAGGTGTCGATGATGATCATCTCGAAGTGAATCTCGTGGATAGCCTTCAAGTCGTCAATGGCTTGCACCAAGTCCTTGAGGTCTGTCTGACTGCTCCTAAGGTTGACTTGTCGTCTCAGGAAATAGACTGGTGTTCCTTCTGGCGTGCCGTGGTGAATCTTTAAGGCTTTGATGCGCGTTCCGATACCGCCATGACCCTCACCCGCGATGTATAGGACTGCACCTTGCTTGGCTATCTGATTGCCGAGGAATGGTCTTCCCGTTGCGATGCACTCGGCAATGTCGAGTGCCACAAAGGACTTGAAACTCGCTGGCGGTGCGTATAGAGCGACAAAGGACTTCTGCGGAATAACGCCTTGGACTAACCACTCAACAGGTTCATCCTCGATGTCGTCCCACGCTTCGAGCTTGAATCCTTCTCTTACTAGAGGTGCTTGTGGCAGCTCCAGCTCTTGCGATACTGGCGTCTCAGCAACACCAATCAATCTTGCAGGAGTCGTTACATCCAGTTCACTTGTGACTGCTTGCGTGGCTTTTGTGTAGTCAATGAGCCGATCCTTATCCCCGCCATACTTGTGAACGAACTCATATGCGTCTTCCTTAATCTCTTCAAGTCCAAGGTCAACCACTCGGATACTTTTTGTAACCGACTTAAGAGCTGCAACTGCTTTTCTTGCGTACTCCCAGCCCACGGTGTCGTTGTCAGGGACTATTGCGATGGTGAGTCCGACTAGGTGCTTGACAACATCTTCTGGGAAGTTACTTGCACCGTTGTGCGTACAGGTTGCCACCACACCTAAAGACTTGAGAGCGTCGGCTGCCTTCTCGCCTTCGCAAAGGAAGACAGTTCTGCCAGTCTTTCTTGCAAAGTCCACCTCTGGTAAGTTGTACGGGACGATATTCGCACCCGTCATTGATGCGTGGCGTCTGCCGTTCTCGTCGACGCGGTACTGCTTGTATGTCTTTCCTTTGGAGTCAAAGGTCTTGTATCTCTGCTTGATGTGCTGGACGACCCCATCCTCGTCGGTGTAGTGCCACTCCTGCTCCAACACAGGTTCTTGCTGTTTCGGTAACGGCTTGATCTGGGTCAAGAAGTCTGTGGGATTGGGAAGGTCTGGCAACAACCCAAAGTCCTTCACCGCATTGAAGACTGACTCTTGAGAGCACCCACTAAAGCACTTGAAGAGTGGCTTGCCTTCGTCTGTCTCTGACACGCAAAGACTTGGATTCCTGTCCCCGTTACCCTGCCCGTGACTGCTTACAGGACAGCTCGCCATCCATTGCCCATTCACCTTCTTTGCGTTGCCAAGCGCTTGCGCTATTTGTTCGGCTTGCATTCTTGTCCTTCTAATAGTTCTAATCTCTGCTCCAGTTCGTAGACCCTTTGAGCCAACGCAATAAGAAGCAGCTTCCAAAATTCTTGTGTGTTTTCCATAGAGGAAAAAAAACGGGACTAGACTTTCGTCCAGCCCCGTTCTTCCTAAGAGTTAAAACATCTCGTCGTCGTCAATCGCACTTGCCATCGCAGTCTTAGGCGCTGCTTTAGGTTGCGGTGTTGGAGCTGGTGCTCCCATCGTGATCTTGCCGTCACTATCAAATGATTGCGTGCCATCGTCCACAGTGTCCATGCCAGCAGGTCTCTCGATCCAAGACACCACATCAAAGTTAGGGATGCGTGTAGTGCCTTTGCCGATCTTCTCTAGCGTCGAGCCTTTGTACTCAATGACGGGTAACTTGTCAGCATTGGCTGCTTGACCCGCCTCGATTGCCTTCCACAACTTCTCAAGCCCCATATTTGGTCCTGTCCCGTTCGCGCTCCACTCAGCGAGTCCCATTTCTTTGTTATAGAACTTGATGGAGAAACCGCGCTTATGGTCTGGCGACGGTTGAGCACCCTTCTTTCCAAGACTTGCGTCTGGTTGCCAGTCGCGCACACCTTCTCCGAGGTGCATCCAACCAGTCTGCAAGGAGTCAGTATCCACAACCATTTTCTTTGGCGTGAATTCTTCCTTGTTTGAGTTGAGCCATGCGTTAGCAGATGGCATAAAGCGGATGTAGTTACCACCGCCAGATGATGATGAAAGATTAAGCATTAGAGCCTTTCGAGTTTATGTTGCACAAGGCAACGGTTTGGGGGAATGGATTATTGACCGAGAGAATAGTCTCGCGCAAGAGTTAAACCACTACTCTCTTTGCGTGTGAGCGTGTCAATTAAGTCTTTTGATTCTTTGGGAAGTAGTTTGGCTGCTTCAGATGGGCTAATTAGTTCACTAGAGACCAACTTGTCTGCTGGGATACCAGCGTCGTGCAATGCGTGCTTTGCTGCTGCCTCGTCGATCCACTTGCGGTACGCACGCTTTGCAGTCATCTGCCAGCCCTTAATTACTGCACCGTCTTCAATGCGTTTGACTGCATGATCTCTCACAGCGTCAATGAACTTCTCCACCAATGGAGCGCGATCAAGTAAGTCTGCGATCTGCTCAGGTGTTAGCGTAGTCGCCAGAGACTTCATCTCTTCCTTAGTCATTACCGCAAGGTTTGGCGTAGCAGCAATAACCTCGAACCCTTTATGCTGCGCAGGACATATCGCCTTTGCAGCACACCACTGGCAACCGTCTTCTGTTGGCGTGGGTTCGGTATCACCCTTCTTGATTGCTTGAATCGCTGGAGTTAACCTCGTTGCTGCCCAGTCGTTTAGTTCCTTAAATGTGATCTTGTGGGTACGAGGTTCACCGTGATGGGGTTGAATGATAGACAGTTCAATGTTATTGAACTCTGTCTTTGCATGACGCATCGCACCGATGGCGTATATCTTCATCTGGTCTGAGTCAGCGTCCACATATCCTCTACCAGTCTTCAGGTCTGCAATGACCAAGGTTGACTTCTCGTCGTTCCATGCCACCACATCGGCAGTACCGCCAAGCTCAATGTCCTTGTCCTTGTAGACAGTCACATACTGCTCGACCTTGAGAGTTCCAAGTCTTAACTCCAAGTCCCTGATGTGGTTCACATGAGCCTGAGCAAAGTCAGCGTTCTGCTCTGTGATCACAATGTCCTTGACAGTTTGTCCGATCCAGTCGTAGGGGCTTGCATTGGTGAGGTATGCAGTCTCAGCCACCTCGTGAATGGCAGTACCAATCTGCGCAGCTTCACCTGCTGGCTGGTAAGGGATGTCGGCACACAGTCTCACAGATGCGGGACAAGAGAGCCAGCGTGTAGCTGCCGATGGGCGTAGTTTGATCATTTTTTTCTTTCGTTTAAGTTATAGACCACAACCAAAAAGACCTGCGCATTGCGCATCTTCTTCGCTGAAGTCGCCTCTGTTTCTTCCCTCTTTTGCCCATTGAATTACGCCATAGATTCCTAAAGCAGAAAATCTCTTGGGTCTAAACATAGGCTTGCCAATCTCAACCTCTAACTCGTTGACGCGCTCAATCTCTCCAGCAGTTAAACGCAAAAAGTCTTCACGATTAGCGTTCACACATGGATTGCATTCAAGTGATCTGTGTGGCAAAACATCAAAGCCAGAACGCTTTATCAGCTCGTTGCGTTCTTCATTGGTGTGCAAATATAAGGGATGCCAAAGAGTCCTACCACCGTGGTACTCAGACTCATAAACAAACTCTGGCGTGTCTTTTCTTGCGTGACTCTCAACCCTACGCTTACCCACCATGACGATTGCTTTGCAATCCTTGTCTGCTTCGTCTATCCACTCCAAGAATGGCACACCTTTGAGGTGAGCTGTGCAAAACTGTTGCGCATTGGCTGGAAAGCCTTTTTTAATTCTTACCAACTCTTCCATTCCAATGCTTTTGACAATGTGAGTTTTTATGTTGTGACTCTCGGCATAAGAATGTATTTTGTGAACTCGCGTCATCCAACCAGCAGCTTGCCAACCCGTATCGCAAAACACGACATGAAGGTCTGGCAGACTTCTTTCGATAGCCCATTGAATCATCGCAAGACTATCGTTGCCAGCACTTGAGGAAATAACATTCATTTATTGTTTTCCTGTAAATACAAAATTGTGTAGATGCGACCGCGAATCTCTTGCGTGACAGCGTGACCAAGCTCCTCTGGGTTGAGCATCTCTTTAAGCAATTCATTGCGTGTCTTTAATTGCTCTCTTGCGTCCTCCAGCTCCTTCGTCAACCAGACAATGTGCTCGCGCATTGTGTTTCTTTCGTCGTCAGTCATTTAATTTAATTCTCCAGTCAATGCTTTTTCTTTAAGTAGGAATGACCAAACAAAACCGCCAAAAGTTTTAGCGATGAACTGTAAGGCAACAATCTCAGGATAAATTCCACCAAACGCAATGGTAGGGAAAACCACAGAATCAACGGCAGCGCCAGCAACATTAGAGCCGTTGGACTTTATAAGCCAAGTCTTGCGCCTTAGAAAGTGATATGCCACGGTATCTGCCAACATTGCCAATGCAAACGCGGTAAACGATGCAATGGCAATCATTCCTGTGGTGGGATTAAGTAGATATGAGACAGCGCTTGCAACCAATATTAAGCAACCCATCTTTAATGGCAGATGCGTTTTCCATGTTTCATGTAACTTATCTCGTATTGACAGATCAAGTCCTATCAACAAAAAGCTATTAACTACGCTGAACCAAGGTCCAATGAGCGCCACCAGTAGGTTTGCTGCAACTAATGCCGTAATGAAGATGATGGAATAAATCATAAAAGTGTCTCCTGTATTGGTTTGTTTTCCCATTTAATGGGCGGGTTTGTTGAGTCGATTCTCTTTGCCATGCAACCAGCACAAGGCGCGTGTTCTGCATGGTGTAGCGCCACATTTGTGGAGTCAGCGCTTGCAAGTGGATAGTGACCATTGGACTGTCCAAGCATTCTGAGTCCATGAACCCAAGGCAATTTGCCAAAGGTTTTAGATAAGGCATTGAAGGCTTCGTCCATCCTTCCACGCCACTTTGTAGTTCCGATCTGCCAGTATTCGCCAGCAGAGCCAAAGCACACGCGACCCCATTGATCTGAAACTTCTAACAAGTAGTCAATGGGCAGACCAAGATGCCAGACTGGAATTCCAAACTCTTTGCGAAATGGAAATGTCTTAACCATCTTTTTTTGTTGTTCTACTGTGCCATCAATTACATCTGGGACAACAGCCCAATGTGGATGCGCAAGTAACGGTTCAACCCACTCGTAAAACCCGTTAATGTCGAACTTCAAGCCACGGGTATACGCACTAAATGCACCGTTATCTAGCATGAGACTTTGCCCAAGTCGCAGACAGCGTTGCAAATCATCTGGTCTGGCGTAAGAGACGCAAAAATGCTTGCCACCCATAGTCTCAATGGCTTTGATTGGAGATATGGGTGTGCCATGATAGTGAATCATCTGGCGCGAATCTTCTTTGCTAACCAGTTCGATTGCGTAGGGGCTGAGTAATGCGTAGCGTTAATTCGCTCTTCTTCGCAAAGCAAAGCACAGGCTTCTCTTTCCTTCATCACAGCATCATTAACCAGCTTCATCACCCAAGGTGATACAGCTCTATGACCTGCAAGTTCTTTTATCTCTTGGTGTGTCATAACTGCTTCAACCCCCACATAGCAATGAGCACAGCCTCTGCGCGACCGTCGTGCTTAACCAACTTAAACCAGTCTTGTTTGTCGGGGAATAACTCCATTGCGCGATGACGACTTGCGTCCTTGCCGTAGCCCTTATTCATAGTCCTTGCCCAGACTGCTGGCTGGACATAAGTCACAGGCACTTGGAGCGCTGCTAATACGCCTTCAATGACCCCAGCAGAGCGTCCAAACGCAAAGGTAGAACTCACGCCTTGGTTTGGCATTGAGCCGACCT